TGCTACTGCTCCAAGACCAGTATTGATCAGTGCTGAGAGCGGGCTCCTTTCCTTACGTAAGGAAAACCTAATCCGTCTTTATGGCGCGGATAACCCGTCCATTTCATACCATCTACCTGTGATACAGGTAACCACCGTGGAAGAGCTTACTGAAGCCCATAGCTGGGCATTAAAATCTAGTGAAGCAGCCGGATTCGATACCATAGCCATTGATTCAATTTCTGAAATAGCTGAGGTGGTACTATCGAACGCCAAACTTCAAGTTAAGGACCCGAGACAAGCCTATGGCGAGCTTATCGATAAGATGGCTATGACTATACGTGCGTTTAGGGATATCTCCGGTAAACATATTTACATAACGAGTAAAGAGGAGTTTTCGAAAGACGGGGATAATGGTACGAAATCATTTCAACCATCTTTACCGGGCTCTAAATTAAGCCAGCAGATCCCTTACTGGTTCGATGAAATGTTCAACCTAAATATAGGTAAGACAACGGATGGAACTGAATACCGTTACCTCCGTACAAGCCCTGATATGCAGTATCAGGCAAAAGACCGTTCAGGCTGCCTCGAAGTACTAGAGATGCCGAACTTAACCCACGTGTTTAATAAGATAATGGCAGGATAGATTATGAATAAAATATTACTTTCGCTTGCGGCTCTTGGATTTGGTGGCTTCTTTAATATGGGTAACCAGCGCAAATACACTCAGGAAAGCAACGGTAAGGATAAAGGATTCGGACGCCCGAGCAAGTTTAATCATTACCGTGAAGGCGCTACCCGTAAGAAGGAGCCTAAATATAGCTTTGTGCGCCGCACATCGCCAGGTTACGGCATATTTATTGACCGTACAACCATGGAAGAGCATGAAATGCGCATCAGCAATCCATCCATGGCTTCTAAAAAACGCCCTATGCCATATAAAGAATCCGTGTATTTCGGGTTAATAACCGAGTAATATAGATAGCTTAATAAAGCATAACACAATAAAGCATAACATACCTAAACGCAATAAAGCATAACATAACTGGAGAAATATCAATGGCTATTATTAATTTCAATGCCGCAGCTGTAGAACCCCAACAGGCTTTTGAGCCTATCCCAGCAGATTGGTACAATGTCTTAATTGACGAATCTGAGATCAAACCAACCAATAATCAAAATGGTCACTATCTTGAAATGCGCCTAAACGTTATTGATGGTGCTTACGCTAACCGTAAGTTGTACGGACGTTTCAATATTGATAACCCTAATGCCACGGCTGTCGAGATTGCCTACGCGCAGTTATCCGCTATCTGTCGCGCTGTTGGTGTTATGCAGGTTGATGATACCCAGCTCTTGCACGGCAAACCTTTCATGGTTAAAGTTAGTGTTCGCCCTCCGCGTGATGGTTACGAAGCCAGTAATGAACTAAAAGGCTTTAAGGCTTGTGACGGTTCTGCGGCAGGTGGCCAAGCAGGTTCTAGCACAGGTGGATCAGGCGGGGCTCCAGCTTGGGCAACTGGTAACCAACAACCGGCTGCAGCACAACAACCTGTACAAACACAACAACCATGGCAGCAACAAGCCCAGCAACCTGCGCCTGAACAGCAGGTACAACAAACTCAGCAGGCTGTTGTTGAGGAACAAACCCAGCAAGCGGTTGTTGAGCAGAATCCTCAGGAAAATAGTGCAACTTCGGGACAAACTGAAGCGGCTGCTAAGAAACCACCTTGGGTTAAGTAACAAAATCTTAAAGGCTATTACTTAGCATAATAAAGGGGCTTATGCCCCTTTATTTTTCTCTAGAGGTTATCATGTCTATAAAACCACGTATTGCTACAAAAACTTTGGAAGCTATTGAAGCCTCCATGTACGCAGATCAAGGTACGCGCTACCGCCAAATACTTAAAGACCTATTACCTAAAATGGAAGACGCTTACCGGGCGACCGGCGATAGGCATCGTTCCCATTTTGGCCTTTCAAACGCCGGAGAAGATTGTGGACGTAAACTTTGGTACAGCTGGCGCTGGACAGTTGCCAAACTGTTCCCGGCAAGAATATTACGCCTTTTTAATAGGGGTCATATCGAAGAAGCTCGCTTCTTAGCTATGCTCATGGCTGCTGGTTTTGACGTATATTTCGAAACACCTGAAGGTGGCCAGTTTAAGATTGAAGATTTCAATGGACACGCAGGCAGTGCTCTAGATGGGGTAGTCATTGGGATACCAGATCTACCAGCCGGGTTACCAGCCTTAGTTGAGATGAAGACTCACAACAATAAGAGCTTCACCAAACTAAAGAAGGAAGGGGTACGAAATTGCCAGTGGAAGCATTTCACCCAAATGCAAGTCTATATGCGCAAAAACGATCTGCATTGGGCGTTGTATATGGCGGTGAATAAAGACACTGATGAACTTTGGGGTGAGATAATTGAACTGGATATGGCCATCGCTGATCGGGTATTAGACCGAGTTGGAGTTCTTATTTATACAGATGAAGCACCAGCCCGTGTAAATAATAGCCCCGGCTGGTATGAATGTAAATATTGCGATTACCACAAAAACTGCCATGGTACTAATGTGCCGGAGATAAATTGCCGCACATGTATTAGTTCTAGCCCTGTTGGTAATAAAGAATGGCACTGCAGCCGGTACAATGTTCTCCTACCTAAGGAGCGTCAACTATCCGGGTGTGATGGGCATATCTATCTCCCTAGCTTACTGAATGGTGCAGTACTAACAAAGGATAGAGCTGACGATGAAGGTTATGTCCGTATCCAGTGGCACGGGCAAGAAGTATTCCTAGCTGACCAAACTATCGACGGACGGAAAGGTATTACCAGTAAGGAGCTATTAGACCGTAATGTTTAAGCTTAGATACTATCAGCAGGGGGCTATTGACGCCATTTATACCTACTTTGAAAACGGTAACGGTAACCCAGTCATAGCCCAACCAACAGGTACTGGAAAATCTGTTGTAATTGCCGGACTATTGCACCGCATATACGATGATTTTCCCGGCCAACGTATTATGATGCTAACCCATGTTAAGGAGCTGATAGAACAGAATTTCGAGAAATTGATAGGATTGTGGCCAACCGCACCTGCTGGGATCTATTCTGCAGGGCTAAACCGTAGGGATACTAGTAAACCTATTACGTTCGCTGGAATCCAATCGGTCGCTAAAAGGTCGCATGAGTTTGGGCATATAGATTTAATTGTCATCGATGAATGCCACCTCGTGTCTCAAAAGGATAATACAAACTACCGTAAATTTATAGAGGAGTTAAAGCTCGTTAACCCTTATATAAAGGTAATTGGCCTTTCGGCGACCCCTTATAGGTTGGGGGTTGGTTTAATTACGGACGGAGGGTTATTCACCGATATATGCTATGATAATACCACGATGGACGGCTTTATGCGTTTGGTAGACGAGGGCTACCTAATGCCTTTAATACCGAAGAAAACTGATCTTGAAATCGACCTATCCGAAGTTCGTACACAAGGCGGGGAGTTCGTCGACAGTGATCTGCAGCGCGCCGTAGATCAAGATAGTATTACGCGGGCAGCCCTTGCCGAATGTAGCGTGCTCGGGGAGGAACGCAATCACTGGCTAATATTTGGTACAGGAATTGAGCATTGCAACCATATAGTCGATATACTTGAGGAGTATGGGATACCAGCAGCAGTTTGCCATTCCGGCCAGTCTGAGGAACTAAATGCAACCGCCATTCGTAATTTTAAGGCGGGTAAGATAACAGCTCTAGTTAACAATAATAAACTTACAACAGGATTTGACTTTCCCGGTATTGATATGATCGTAGCTCTGCGACCAACTAAGTCTCCGGGTTTATGGGTTCAAATGCTCGGTCGCGGTACACGCCCGGTCTATACCGATGGCTATGACCTGCAGGATATAGAACAACGTTTAGCTTCGATAGCCGCCGGACCAAAACAGAATTGTTTGGTATTGGATTTTGCCGGCAATACAAGGCGCTTAGGACCTATCAATGACCCACTTATCCCAAAGAAAAAAGGGGAGAAAGGTAACGGTATTGCCCCAGTGCGCTTATGTGTTAATAAGATGCCAGGAGATAAAGTCTGTAATACAATCTGCCATGCTAGCATCCGTATCTGCCCAGTATGTGGATTCGAGTTCCCTAAGACGGTGAGGATAGGGGAGACCGCAGCGAGTGAAGCCTTAATGGCCAGCAGTATGCCGCAAATGGAGATCTTTAAAGTAAGCCGGGTTACTTACAGCCGGCACACTAAAATGGACAGGCCGGACTCCATTAAAGTAACTATTTTTGCAGGGCTACGTAAATTTACAACCTATGTATGCCTTGAACATGGTGGTGGCGCAGGACGAATGGCACGAGCTTGGTGGGCTGAACGGTGTGAATGGGAAGCGCCAGAAACAGTACAGGAGGCTTTAGATTATGCCTCTAACCTTAAAGTCCCAACTCATATAGGAGTTTGGATCAACAAAAAATACCCGGAGGTAAAAGGTTATGATTTCACCGGAACAGCGTTTGGAACTATTGGGAGCGATGGAGCAGCTGAGGGATTA